ATATTACTAATAATAATGTTAATAATTCAACAAGCGGTGGTGGTAGTGGTTCATCAGCACCATCTACAGCCTCTGTCTATGATGATTTATTTGCTAAACTTGTAGAAAGAGCTCTTGCATAAAAAATCCCGCCGAAGCGGGATTTAATCACGGTAAGAAAGTTTACTCTTGTTCTGCAAGAGACTTAAAGTAATCTAAATCTTCATCATCAGCATGTAGAGGTTTATTCAATACGGATGTATCATCTTTCAATGTTGCGATTGAGTCTTCAGCCTTTGATTTAACGATTGGTGCACCATCAAATCCAAGAACCTTTTCAAGACGGGTCTTGAGTTGGTCATAAGGTTTAAAGTTCTTACGTTCTGTGAAATCTTTGAGAGAATATTCTTTCTTCCAAAGTTCTTCAAGTTTATCATCATCACCATTTAACAATGCAGACGCATCAGCAAATTCTGATTTGTCATAATTGCGATAGCCTTCAACATTACGAATCTTCAACTTGAAGTTAGCGCCTTCCCACAAGTCAAATGGATTGACTGGTGTTTCATCAGCGAATTCAGGATTCATAGCCTCTGTAATCTTATCAAAGATTTTCTTACCAAACTTATACAGTCTGATTTGACCTTCGTTTGAAGGATTACTTGGGTCAGAAATAACAAGAATGTTTGCAACATAACTTAACTTGCGTTTTTGTTTACGAGCAACATCTTTGTTAGCTTCAACACCAGAGTTCCATAATGTATTGTTGTGTTCACACACAGGACACTTCTCATTCAAAGTGGTTAAACAGTTATCAATAAACCATCCACCAGGACCTTGAAATCCATGAGAGAAAGTGCGAACCCAAGGAAGAGCATCATCACCATCAATTGACGGTGCAGGAAGAAAACGAATAACAGCCATGCCGTTACCAGCTTTGTCTACTTCTGGTTGCCAGAAGCGTGTATCTTCTTTGGAGTTTGAGTCAGCAGTACCTGTTGAGGTTGCTTCAACTGCTTTAGAAAGTTTTTCAAAAGAGTTGCGGTTGCGCTTGAGATTAGCGAATGAAGTCATATAATTTTCCTTTGTATAGACGTAGTATTAACGGAGTATAATTGATTATCCACAATAGCATAATATACATTTATTTAGTATCCGATGCAAGCAGAGTTCTCAGTTGGTCTAGAGTTTCACCGATATCTTTGTGAAGTATACCGATGCCTCCAGCACGATTAAAAGAGATAACAACATCTTCTGTGTCATCAATTAAAATCGTTTCGGGTGTAGCGTAGTCTTTCTTGTGGGAACGACCAGGCACTACATTAGCTGTATAATCAATTAAATGATTACGCAGCCAATATTTCTTTTGTTTCTTAACTTCATCGTGATACAATTTACCACCAGAAGAAGTTAGAATTTCAATTTTGATTTCTGGAAATTGTTTAACAAATGCCAAAAGTTCTTCGGCACCAGGAAACATATCAAGTGTTTTGAAACTATTCACTTCGATAAACTTTTGCCAATGGTCACTAAAATGTTTGCGGTCACGATACTTGTTATTAATATCACCGAACAGTTCTTTGAATCTTTTGTCAAAGTCACAGAGAACACCATCCATATCCAAATAAATCTTCTTAATTTTCATTCAACACCTTTTTTAGAATTAACTTATATTTTACATCATCTTTGGGGATAAATGCGGAATACTTGAGCAGTTTCATTCGATAATTTGGCCAATGTATTGTGTCAGCAATCTTCTTAGACCACATCGGTACAAACCCAAGCATATTGTTTAATAGACAAACAGATTCGATATTCACCGATTTCTGTAGACCCTTTTTGAGAAGAACAGGATAGTCACCATCAGTCATCAATACTTCATTTGGATTAAGTATACAATTACCAAAAATAAGTTTACAATCATTTTCAAATGTATATGACATTGACTGGATTATCTTCTGGTGTTTACGATAATTCACTTCAGATTCTTGCATCAATAAAGAGCCAACCCAAGTCTTTTCATCTTCTACTAGATTTGCAACAATGAAATCAATCATGTCTTCTTTTTGTGCAAGTCTACGAGATAATTTATAGAAATGGTATTTGTCTTTACGATTCTCAAATGTAGTTACAGAGATATTAGTTTTTCCGTTGTACTTGAAAAAGTCATATGATTCTTGTGTAAAATGTAGTTTGAGAGCTTGATATAATCCAAATGTTTCATAACCAGTCATATTGGTAATCTAGAACCTTTTTCTTTCAACATATTATTATCCATTGCATCGTTCTCAATCTTTGCCTTTAGATTTGCATTTACTAATGTAGCTGCAACTTCGAGTTCAAGACCAGTATTCTTGCAATGTTCAACAACCGCTTCGATATAATTGTAATTTGTAGCTGCAACTATCAAATCAATAGCTCTGGCAAACTTCATCATCTCATCTTTAGTAGGCATGTTTATGATTACTCTGAATTGGGCATTTTGTTTCCCAGCATTTATGCATCTTCATAACAGCTTCTGGTAAACCACAGACTGAACATTTACCAGGTGTAGGTTGCTCAATAGTGTCACTCATCAAAGAATTTACCATACTATCAAACGATTGATAGCCTGGTGTATTATATTCTTCCATGCCATCATAGTCTTCATCTAGTTCTGTATCAGAATCATCAAAAAAATCTAAGTTACCTTTGAAAGAAAAGGTAGCGCCACGTAAGAAGGCTTCAAAGTTTTCTAAAACATTCGGCAGAAAAACTTCATCACATTCATGGGTGTTTTTTGTGCCATCATCATGTTCACAAATAAAAGTAAATTTAGGCATTATTTCACCACAGTTTCATAAAGAGTTTCGAATTGGTCATGTACAGCTACTTCTTCATCGTAGTTTTGTTTGTAATAGACCTTCACCATCTTGGCGACAAGACGTTTTGGGATTTCCAATTTTTTACTGATATCAGAAATAGATTCTCTAATCAAATCTTTCTCTGCTTGTGCTCTTGTCATTGCATCAGAACACTCACTAATAACACCTAAAAGTTTCTTTCTATCTTCTGGATTAGAAAGAAGATTAACACTCAATTGCTGAACAGCCATAATATACTCCTTAAATTATTTCTTTGCCATTGAATATGCAATACAAACTGAATTTACATTCGTTTCATATGCACACTTTACAGATATGGGATCTACACCTTTGGCAATTGCAGCCTCGATGTTTTTCGCCATGTTGTTTCTATCGTTAACATTATACACGATTACACCAATTATTGCGGTACATAATACTATTATTACCGATACGGCGATGGTTATGATATCTTTATTCATTTTAAGTGATTCCTTTGTTTCTGTCGATTTTGTCGATTTTACTTTTGTAGAAAATATGCCTGCCAATTTGTGTCTCCCTTTTTAGTTTTGTCCACCCTGGACTCACATAATCAGCATGATAATACGTTGCCCCATTTGTTACATCTGTGATTCTTTCATAGTTCAAATACATGTTAGTTGATAACTGTAGAATCTCATTATACAATGGAGTGTGCTTGATTGTCAAGCGTCTAGAGGTAAATGTGGTGTCACAGTACCAAGAAAATTGGCATGTGCCATTTGTTTTCTGTTGAACAACCTCACATACAGAATTACCGTAGTTGCCTGATTGTATGCGGTTGAATGTTACGAATGCAACAGCTGTTTGTCCTACTTTCGGTTCATGTCCTGCTTCAAAGTAGATATTCTCTGCAAGGCAAGTTACCTGTTTTTTGGCATCTGCTGTTAGTTCACTAAATGTAGATTTATACGGAAGTATTCCATATGTGTCAACATTAATAAATGATAAAGTTAAAATTATTGTCGCAAATAATAAACTTAAAAGTATTGGTTTACTTTTCATCTTTCTCCTTGTGTGTGTTTGGAGGGACCGAAGTCCCTCATCCTCTCAATTAAGAAGTTGTTTTCTTAACAGAAACTTTTGTTTCTGGTGCAGAAACATTAGACACAAAGCCGTTTAGAGCATGTGCTTTAGTAATGATATCTGATTCTGAGGGGATTTGTGGAAAGCCAGGATGCTCAGGTGGTATTTCACCTTTGTGTCTAGCTGTTTCGCATTGCATGTTCCAGTTATTGGAAATGCATTCTCTTGTGCCGAAGTAATCATCATATAGCATGTCTTTGGCCATTTTTAATAGCTCAAGACGAATTTCAAAAGGTGTCATATTTGACATAGTTTTCTCCTGTGTGTGTTATACTACCATTGTGTGTGTTGTGATAGTATAGTTAT